ACTGCTAACCCTTCAATAATACCACAACATTTTGCGTAGTCTTCAAGAGTTTTACAACCCCCTCCGCTCACATGATCGGCCATTTCGTTCATTTGTGTCCTTAAAACACCTTTTAAATGGTCAAATATGTTGTTTTCAGAGTAATTACTCATCGCTAAAGACATCTTTTGCTATCTCAACGCCAAGCTTTGCGCCTTCGATTTGTTCTTTAGAAGCTATCCGTTTGGTTTCTAATTGCTCTCTTTCATTATCTTCAGCAATCCGAACAGCGAGTTTGGCTTGTTCTATCTCCATATCCTGATCTGCTTTCTGCTGATCAAGCTGAGACTTCATCATTGCCTTCTGAGATTCAAGCTGTAACTTAGCTTGCTCTATCATAGCTTTGCTTTGAGCTTCCATCTCTTTAATTTGTAGTTCTTTTTGTTGCATTTGAATTACAGGGTCTTCTTGCATCTGCTGATTCTGTTGCATTTGCTGTTCCTGCATATTCTTTCCAAGCAACTGAGCGGCCGCTGGTGCGACAAGCTCTGATATTCTGTATTCAATGTCTTCAGGCAACTTCTCGCCAGGTAGCGGAAGCTTTGTACCAAGTTCTTTCTCTATCTGCTGTCGGTACAAGAACGCTAAGTGTTGCTGTACATGCGCGGCAAATGCGGCTTGTATCTTCCCTGCATCGGGTGCTTGAGATAAAAGCTCTTGTATTTTCGGGTCTTGCATTGCAGACATGTGAACTTGTATGTGCGCTTCGTGATCCTGATAGTAGTACGCCTTCACAGGCTTGCCGTTTATGATGTCCATGTTCTCTGACACAGGATCTGTTGGTGCTATATCGTCTTCTGTAGGGACAATCTTCTCTGCATCCCTAATATTAAGCACTTCCAGCATCTGACGGTGCAATAATGGCAAGTCATACATCTGTGGTGCTTGTGCAGATAGCTGTAATGCCGCCTGATACTGCATAATTCGCTGTGCCATCGTCCCTGCATTGGGATCACTTACTGGAATAATGTCTATTCGGTCATCGAAGTCCTCTGAGACAGGAATTTCGCTGTCCATTAGGTACGGATACGCTTGTGGGCCGTAATCTCGCACCAAATTCGACAATAATTTCAGTTCATCGCGCATTGAAGCGTGTAATCTAGCCTGAACTGCACTCATAACCTTCATTGAACGCTCTAAAATTGCCAAAGTAGTGCCAACTGGGGCTTCTGCGTTCATATCTGCCGCTTTTACGTCAGCCGCAGACGCAAATCTTCGTCCTTCCTCTACAATATTGCCCAAAAGTTGGTACAAAACTCCGCTTGGCTCTTTGTAGGGCAGGAAACTTATGTTTTCTTTGATCGAACCGCCTGGAACGTCCACATCTCTGAACTCTCCTGGCATGATTGGGGTGTCATCACCCTTAATTCGTAGACCTCTGGCCTTCAAACCTCCAGGTAAGTTGCTCAAAGTACCTGCATCTACCAGTTGTCGGAGCAATGAGGTGGCTGATTTGGCTAATCCACCGATCATGTGGATCAAACCAAAGCCATAAAAGCCTAAACCTGGGATATACTGGTAGTGAACAAAGTGTTCTCGCTTGTTTTTGTACTGATCTGACTCGTACCAGTTGCGTCTGATAGCCAAAATCTCTCTGGAACCTAGATCAATGGTCACTACATAGGGCAAGTGAATCCCTGTAAGCTTTCCGTTCTGCGAATCTTCAAAGCCAGGTAGGTCTAAATCAACCTGCATTTCCAATAAGGTGTGCCTAGAGTCTGATTCGTAGCTACCGTTGTCTCCAGTTAGCTCGTTATACTTCTCTTTTACTTTATCAGGGTCTGGTGCGCCATCTTGTAAGTCCATGTCTAGGTAGAATCCTGACACTTGAAGCTTCCTAATATCGTTAGGACTCTTCTTCATTACATGTGTAGCACGTTCACAGGTTGCTAAGTCAGACGCACCATAGCTTACAACGAAGTCTTCAGCAGGAACGAACATACTGCAAGGTCTTCCCATAGTGGGATCGTAGTAAACTTTCCTAAACGCAGAGCCAGCCAAAGGTAGCGAAAATAGCATCCTCTCCGTTTCGGTGCGATATTCTGTCATCTTCTCAGTGACGAGATAGTTCAGGTAATCTTTAACACGATGTGCCTGTTTTTCTTTCTCATCATTGATTACCCCTACAATACTTGTCTTTACAGGGCCACTAGCAGGAAACAGTTCTTGTATGGATTGAGACTGAAACCTAATGACTGCCTCTGTTAAAAGGGGATGGAACACGCCACATGCCCCATCCCAGGGGGTAGTTCTTTCTTCATGCTTCAAGCCAAGCAGTTCAAGTCCGTCTATGTAAGACCTTTCCCAATCTGCTCTGCTTTCTTTGTCTGTCTTGTATTGACCTATAAGGTCAGATGCCATGATGTTCAATTCTTTTGGATCAACCACTTCCGCTAGATTCGCATCATGGGACATGCCCATCATTTCGCCCATACTGGGATCAAAGTCAATTAACACACCGCCATCGGGCGTTTCAATAGAAACCGACTCAGGGTTTTCTATTTCAATTTCAACTTCGCCCATATCCTGATTTACAGGAAGGGGCGTACCCAAGGGGCGATCAATAGCCATTTAGCCATTCTTCCCGAAGTATTGAGTTCTAGCCGCACCAGATCCTCTAGCAACGGTTTTACCGCCAGCCGCATAACCTTTAGTCTTGCCGCCTTTAGCCATTCCCTTTGTTTTTCCACCTTTGAAATAACCTTTTGTCTTGGGAACCTTACCGCCACCCATCATCTTGCCTTTTCCATCAGCCGCAAAAAATGGGACTTGCTTGCCATCTTTCTCAACCATTGGCAGTTTCTTACCTCCTGCCATTCTCTTGGGCATCATTTTGCTACCCATTTTAGTTCCCATCTTGGATTTCTTCATCAGGTTCTCCTGAATACATGTTATCGAAGACTTGGTTTACATCTAAGGTGTAATCCAAATCAGATTTAGAATAGTGAATATGTTGTGATGGTCTGAAGTCTGGCGCACCTTCTCCTGTCTCAAACCATGCTGGATGTGTGACTCTCACCCTGTTATTGGGTAATGCCACGATGTTACCTGTCCATTTGCCAGCGTCTAGTAATTCCATGACATGGCTTTGTTTGTGTTGTGCAGGATCATCAGCAATTTCGTTGTCAGTGTAATCGACTGTAAAATAATACTTTGCAGGATAGAACTCACCGTCTATCTTTGCAATCCAAGGACAAGGCGTTGCCCGATCTAGCACATACACAGAATGCGTTCTTGAAGAACAGTCCCAAGGTTGTGCCGCCCATACAGGCATCGGTTCGGGCCATTCTTCTAGCGGTGTGTCAGCTACCAATCCTGTAAGAGGCATTCTTGCCCACATTGCACCGCCATGTATGTTCTCTTCGTTTTCGTCATCGTAAGTCTCTGCGCCAGTAAATATCATCTGGAAGCTAAGAGAACGACACGGCATGGTGGTAACTGCAATCGCCATCGCATGGATAAACTCTCCATGATATTTTTGGTGATTGTGTGTGTATTCTTTCCTAACCCAACATTTAAAGTTTGGGATATTGCTTTGCAAAAATGCCACTAATAATACTCTGCTCGTCTGGAATAAAAGGGTTCTTCATCCTCATCAGACCCCAAACGCAGGAATCCTCCTTGTCTGAATCGGAGCAATGCTTGTGTTGACGAGTCAACCAAGTCATCGTGTTCGCCTGCTGGGAAGGATGCAAACTCTTCTATCACCTCTTCCGCAAACCTAGTCTCAGGACACCAGACAATGCCAGACGCAAATAAGTCTGACACTGCGTTAACCCTTGAGATCTTATCGTTTCCTCTGCTTGGCGTGTATTCGGATACAGGAATTCCCATTGCTCTTAGTTCAAATATAAGAGGGGTTCCAGCCGCCTTTGCTTCAACGATGCAGGCATCGGGTTCAAATTCATTATAGAACTCAAACGCACATTTCTTTAGTTCAGGAAACTCCAGCCTTTCTTTGTATGCATCAAGTAATATGATGTTGGGCTGTGTGACTCCTGTGTCATCAGGTTGGTAAAATACCCCCCATGTGGTGCAAGCAGAGTAGTCTGCTCGTTGTGTTTTTAGAAAAGCGGTGTCCCATGATTGGATGATAAACTCGCACTGAGGCGGTCTTTCCTCTTCCCACTTCTTCCACCATTCTCTTTTAACTAATGCGCTCTCTTCCGAGGACGGATCTTGCTGATATTGTGCTTGCCACTTAGGCGCAGGCAGTTCACTACGCAGAGCTTCCAGTTCCGTTAAAGACCAGAACTCAGGCCATAGTGCATTGCCAGAAGGCATAATTGCCGGAAATTCGATCACCTCCCATTCATCCATTCCTTCTCTTTGAACAGATGTTTTAACTATTTTTCCTGTTAGATCTCTTTTGTGCCAGCGAGTCATCACTATAATGATGGCCCCTCCTGGCTGTAATCTCTGTCTTGGCCCTGATGTGTACCACTCGTAAACCTTATCGAAAACCCCTGCGTCTGCGCTTTGGCCTTCTTGTTCACTGTGAGGGTCATCTATTATTAGTAGATCGGCTCCTTTACCTGTTACAGCACCGCCTACACCAATAGCGAAGTATTCACCGCCTTTACTTGTACTCCAGCGTCCTGCCGCTTTTGAATCTGCCCTTAATCCTAATTCTGGGAATATCTCTTTGTAATCTTCACTATCAACTAGGTTACGAACCTTTCGCCCGAAACCAACTGATAGTTCTGCGGTGTGTGCAGTTTGTATTATTTTCTTTTCAGGGTATTGGCCCAGAAACCAAGCTGGGAGCAAATACGATGCAAACTCAGACTTTGTATGTCGAGGCGGCATATTAATAATTAATCTTTTCAGATCACCGTTGGCAACACGTTCAAAGGCTTCTGCCATGATCTTGTGATGTCTGCCTTCAATAAAAGCAGGCCAAACCTTCTTGATGAAGGGCATAAACCCTTCACGAGCGGCTTCTTTGTCTTCTGTCTCTTTCAGGTCTTTTAAAAGACCAAGAACCCTTGACTGCTCTTCAACAGGCAAGTTCTTAATGTTTTTTAAAAGATCGGGGTTTATCTTGTCAGATACTTGCATTTGTAAGGGGCCATTTGCTTGAGTAGCATTTCATATAAAAAAAAACAATGGCCCTTCAATCAATAAATGGCCTGTTTGTATGTGGCCCCTTATAAGTTAGCTATAGCTAGATTGTAACATATTACTACTGTTGACAAGTAAAGCAAAGGTTTTTGAAAATTTTTTAAAAAATTTTTTTGGGGCATAGGATTCCTAGACGTTTTTCTGACAAAAAAAGGAGCAAGTCATTGATTAATAAGCAGTTTTTACCAGATAGTTAGTATTTTATTGGTAATTGTTTGAGTGTTTTACTATGTATATATGTGTTGATGCGCTCGCGTCACAGGGGGGGTCGGGGTCGTCGCTAAGTCCTTGATTTGAAACCAGTTTCTGAGAAAAGACCCACCCCTTGACGAGTCAGCGTTAGTGTATATCTCCCGGTTCCGGGTCCAAGATATCCTGCTCAGAACCCTCCTCCTGACTGGCTAACAGTAAAGCCTCGATCTCTCCTGCTAGCTCGCTTGCATCTTTCTGGCGAGTGTCATTCACGGTTATGTCAGTCGAAAAGAGATTCACGCCACGGCCTAGCAGTTCACTTGCTTTCAACTTCAGTTGATCTGTTTCGATTTCACCGTCCATTACTTGCTCGTAATACCTCAGAATCTTGTCACGCCTAGAGAGCGCAGAGGCAACTGAACCAGCCCTCTTTGCCTTCAATAACGAATCGATCATAGCCCTAACATGTGGCAAGCGATGCACCCTCGAAGCCATGCTGTTAACCGTTGCACTCTTTGTTGATGGGTCAACATCGAATGCGTACCTATATGCGTCACTCAATGACATGCCCTGCCCTTGATCACCTCCACTCACAAATGCTCGACAGAAACTCTCCTGCTTACTCGTCAACACCTTTTTCTGTTTCATGCCGCTCAGTGATTTTTTTTCCGCCATGCCGCCGCTCCTCTTAACTCGTCAAAGAAAAGAATTCTAGACCTGACCCCTGACACTGTAAAACAACAGTATTTAGTACAAAAACACTTGACAAATGTATTTTGACTATCAGAGCCATTCTGAGCCTATCTGAGACATTTAAGCTTTTAGCCTAATACCACTATCAATTAGTCTCAAAAACGTCTTAGAGATTTTTTCCCTTTATAATCAATAGCTTATGCGACACCGTTTTACTGCTTCTATATATAGCAAAAAAACTTACTGACTCCTGCATTTGGCACGGTCTGCGCTTGTAATAAATAGTGATCTGACTCGTTTAAGTAGAACGTATGATTAATTTCTAAATATTAACTATTAACGCTTGCATATTAGCGTCAATTTGATATCTTTCGCGTTGGGGTTTTCCCCGATAGGACTACTGTACATATATACAGTACTGTATAAACAAACAGCAAGGGGCTTTGAAATGGAAAAACGAATAGAACAGTTACTTAACCAAGGGCTAGCACATTCAGAAGTTAGATGGGCTATCTATAAAGAATACGCGGCATTGAATTTAAGGGAGGCTGATAGATTTGAGATCGCTTCTATGGTGCGCGAGATAGCGAACACATTGGAGAACAAATAATGATTAGCGAAGACATCTTGAAAAAAGCAGTTAATAGCATATTGCTAGTGGATTTTTCACTAGCTAAGACTGACTACAAAAAGAACCTGCCTAAGGACGTTCAAAAGGATCTGACCGAACTAGCAAAGAAGCAGGGCGTGACAGGTTCGACTTCAGATCTTGAGAGTAAAATCTCTTTGTGGGGAAGCTATCACGGTGAATTTAACGACCTAATTTTGAAGCCTTTCGGGCAGTTCAGGAACGGTATCATCTACAAGCTTTTAGAGATCGGCAACGGATCACGCGCAATACCTGTTGCAGAGTTCCCAAAAAAATACCCTGAGATCGAGGCACGCAGAGACCAATTGCTAAGGACTGTTCAGCAGGTAGCCGACGAGCGGCTTTACGTGTGGCAAAAGGAAGGTCAGGCCGACGCATTGCGTACACTGGGGAAGGTGTTTCCTGACGCGGATAAATGGGTGCGCGACAACCAGCCCACCAAGCAGGAGTTTATCGAACAGTTTTATGTGAGCGTCTCAGAGCCTCGCAAGATAAACCTCGACGATCTAAGTGGCGTTGCCCTTCCTGCTGAGATGATTAAGCGATTCCAAAAGGAAGCATTCGAAAAGGTTCAGCGTACCCTTGAGTCGGCCAGAGAGACCGCTATAGCGAAGCTGAGAGCCTCCCTGTCGCATGTTGAGAAGCACCTACGCAGTGGAAAACGATTCCATGAATCTATGATAGAGAACCTCAGAGACACTGCTGACACCTGCGAGGGGCTAATCAAAGCATACGATAGCGATGCGCGAGTACTGGCGGTGATAGATCAGATTAAAACCTCGATCAGTCACCTCACTAGTGAGCAATATAAAGATTCTATCGTGGCGCGAGACAATGGTGCGCGAGCGGCTCGAACTGCCGACAAGCAGTTAAAGGATCTTGAGAAAAGAGATATTCAAAAAATTACCGCTGACGCGGAGAACATAGCCTTAGGCGATGATGCTCTGTTAGGCGATTTACTTTAACCCTTAATTTTTCGGAGAAAATTATATGAATTTTGAACCTAGCACTTGGAAGCAAATAGAATTTAATACGCGGATGAATTTAGCCACTGAGGGACAGACAATGTCTCAGGTGATTCTTGGGCCGTCCGGCTCAGGTAAGTCTCACTGGTGCAAATTCACCCTCCCTCACATTGTCGCTGACGTAAAGGAATGTGACGTCGCTGACGTTGCGGTAGTGTTTAGCCAACCCTCAGTTAAAGACTCGCAGGAGTACGTCGGGCTGGGCCTACCTCAGAAGCGCGAGGATGGCAGGATAGCCACGCGATTCTCTATTCCTCAGTTACTTGAGGAAATCGAGGCGGCTTTGGAATCAGGCTCGAAGTGGGTAATTGTTATTCTTGACGAGTTAGCCGCATGTAATGACGACATGCAAAAGACCCTCGCGCCCATGCTAGATAAGGGAGATAGGAGGCTGGGAGATTTCCCGATACCTGACAACTGCCTGATTTATGCGACAGGGAATAGAGTCCGCGACCGCGCAGGATCAAAGCAACTCCTTCAGCACCTAGTTAATCGTACTGATTTAATTGAGCTAGTGATCGACCATTCTGAGTTTATCCAGCACCACAAAGAGAACGGAGGGCACCCACTAGTGATCGCGTGTGCTGAGGCCAACACCGACTGGTTCGAAGAAAGCCCTGCTGAGTATCGGTCCTTTTGTACATACAGGTCTGCGACTGCTGTTAGCGATTTACTCTTTGCATTTGAGAAGCTGAACCCCGAATGGGACGGTCTGATTACACGCGAACTGCAAACATCTATTAGCTATAAGATCGGCCCGAAAGCCGCTGAAGTTTTACAAGCTTGTTCGCGTGATGTCCTGCATGACATACCAAGTGCTGAGGACATAATACAGTTCCCAGACCGAGCCAACGTGCCGAACAATACAGGCTATCAAATGTTCGCGGTTAATCGTGCCATCGCAAACATAAGAGAGCGCGACACTGACGCACCGAACAACGTGTTTGACTACATCGCACGATGCCGCCCAGATCTTCAGGTTAGCTTAGGCGTTAAGCTTTGCAGGGCTACCACTCGCAGGGGTTTAAGCCTGACGAGCGATATTGCAAACGCATTTATGATCAAGCACCACGATCTAATTTCACTCACAGTTTAAGGGGGAGACAATGAGAGCAATACCTATATATCAAAACGAGCGCGACGATTTGTGGAAGTACAAAGCATACGTCGCGGCAGTGACAATTCTAGCGGCCAAGACACCCGACTATCACATGGTCTTTGTTAATGCCGACGTTTTTTGGACCAGTCAGGTGCCGACTGCCGCTACTGACGGTGTCTATATCTACATAAATCCCGACTTCTTTTTAGGGCTTCCTACAAACGGCCAGAGAGCCTTTTTACTTGGGCATGAGGTAGGTCACATTGTATTGAATCATCCTATGAGGGGCCGCGCACATCATCTCAGGGGCTTTGTCTCGCAGGGTGTTCCATTCATTCACAGAGTTTATAACTATGCAGGTGACGCGATCATAAATGAGGATCTAATCAGTCGCGGTCTAGAAGCTATCGAAGGGTGCATACTGCACGACAACGTGAACCGCAATGATGTCACTGAGGAGGTCTACTTAAAGTTTTTTGATGCTGAGAAGCATGATAAGCCTGAGCCAATCGGTGACAGTGAAGTGCCCGACGATGTGCCGACTAATCCTGTCGAGTCTGAAGGCTCAACAGATCAGGAATCTGAGGATGGGCAGGATGAGCAAGAATCTCAGGACGGTGACGATTCGACAGAGACACAGTCGGGTGACGGTGAGGAAGGCGACGAGCAGGAGCAGGGAGAGCAGGGAGCAGGTGAGCCGACTAATGCTGACGAGTCAACAGAGACAGGGTCAGGGCTATCTGGCGGTCAGGCGACTGATCACGACGGCCACGATGTACATCTTGAGCCACTATACGATGGGACTAAGGAAGAGCAGGAGGAAGCGGCTAAGGAAGACTACGCAGAGATTCAGCGACAGATTGAACAGGCTATCGACAGCGCGGAGATGCAGGGACAGGACGCTAGCGACATCTTCAAGGGCGCGAGTGACAGGAGAAAGACCGATGTCGATCTGGAGGCTCAGGATTGGAGAGAGCAATTAGAAGTTGAGATGACTAAGCCCTCACGCGAGGGGAACAATGATTTTCGCAGAATTGATCGCAGGAAGTTTGCAAACTATGGAGTAATCGCTCCTGCCAAGCGTGGCAACATTGCACGTATTGCCGCCATAAAAGATATCAGCTATTCGGTGTGCGAGTATTCAGAGGCAGTGTTTGATGAAAAATTCGCTGAACTAATTGATCAGCTAGCACCGACTGAGGGGACGCTGGTAATGCACACTAATCATAAGATGGTACAAGCTGACAACGTCTATAACGGTCAGGAATACGCGGATATGAGCAAGCCGCAAGGTGGCGGTACTTACCTATCATCCGCGCTCGATTGGATGAATGACAACGGTTACACCGCTGACGTAATCGTGGCATTCACCGACGGTGAATTGAGGGATGACGATTGGAAGCAGTTGGCTGAGGCTGAGGTGATCGTGGTTCTAGACACCTATTCTAGCTACGTCTACGCCAAGCGATACATCAAGCGGCATCAAATAAAAGTGATTGTCGCGGATGACAACTTTAGAGGGGCCGCTTAGCGGCCCATAGGGGAGAATATGAACGGTTATAGCGCGAAAGATACAAATGCAAGAAATCTAATTCAAGGGAAAATACATTGCGTACTTTGGCTCAGAGAATTTCACGATAGCGTATGGTTTGAGAGTGATATCGAAGGTAGCTATTCGCATTGTTTGCGCGAAGGGCGTGATCTTTCCAAGCTTTATGATTTTGAAATTAGAGAGGGCTAAAAAGTGGAAAAATATTTTGATGATCTCGACTCTATCCTTACTCTAAAACAGTCAAGGGTAGACGAGATCGACAAAAAGCTACTGGGTCAAATGATCAAGTTTTTAGGCAAACGCTACGGTGCGAACCGCGCTGAAGCTTTGCACATCATTAACGTATGGAAAGGGGAAAAAAATGAGCTACTCAATAAATCTTAATAACGCAACTTGGAACGCGACGAAAGCGATTATGGATTTAGATCAATCCTTTGTTAGAACTCCCGACTATTTGGGGGTGGCGTATTTCTGGAGCCATGAATTCAAGCACATTTTGCGAGAGACAACCGTTGCGCAAAGAAAACGAATTCACAATTTATGGTTAAAGCAGGGACTAAGTTTTGAGGCTGGGATAGATCCTGACATTGACACCGCTCCACATTGGGAAGTTATTAATCGGGTTTTAAAAAAGGCAGGTAATAAATGATGCCCAGAAAACGACAGATTTATATTGAGATTCAGTGCGATACTACGCACGATGTCTACCGATTCCGCGACGAAGTATACGTTGCGATTGACATAGACGAGCCAAAGCCGTCACGACTGATTACTGGGCCGTCTACTCATTACCGCGTTAAGGATATCCCACGCATTAATTTTTACGCATGGGACACGCACCTTGATGAAATCGAGGCGCACCTGATCAACGAGCATTCTGATAAACGCGGTGGTGATGCCTTCCCATATATGGATGGAATAGACGGATATCCCGAATTGCTTATTCATTTTCTAAAGTGGGGGCAAAGCAAAAGAACGGTGCTGATGGTATACGATGACGAAGTTGTTATTGTCAAGCCATTGAATCGCCAGAAGTTTCTAGCAAGTGAAAAGAAGTATGAAACCGACATCACTGTTGATGTCCCACGTAAACGACTATTAATGATAGAGGGGTAAGTTATGAATATAGAAAACGAAGAACCGTGGACGGAAGTCCCCAACGAAGACGCTAAAACTTTAATCGATTCGCCAAGCTGGCGAGGGCTAGTTGATGCCATTGCATCATTTTATATTGAGGGATGGGAGTCTGCGCTTGGTGACCCTTGTGAAGATGATGAGGAGGCTCAAAATAAATATAACTTTGCTTGCGGTGTTGCTGAGGAAATGATCGGCCAATACTTTATTCGAGACGAGGACGATTTGTAAAGAGTGCGCACCGAACCAGCGGATGCCAGTCAACGGTTCCCGAAACAAGGGTCTGTTCAGAAAAGGCATAGAGTCGAGTTGGCTCGTTACGTTAACCGTGTAACGATCCGCTGGGGGTCAGTGAAAAATGGGGGGCTTGTCCCCCCGATTTGAATTCAACCAAAGATAGAGGAATTTATGAAAATTACCTATGAATACTTAGATGGCGAGTTCCATGCGTTTTATAATTTTTCTTCCCAGGTGTGCTGTTTATCTACTGCTGACACGTTAAGAGAAGCAATCGATGGGTGCTGTGAGTTGATCAAAAATCGACAAGGTCGTTTACGCAGTGAAGATGCTAAAGGGGGGAATAAATTTGGATGAGCAAAAAAGGTTACAGATGCATTTGCTGGAGGAGCTAATCTGTTGCTACCTAATTTGTCCCGATGACACCCCTGAAAAAGAATGGTTTATGGAAAGAATCAAACAGTTTGAGCATTGGTTTGATATTGACGAGTTCAGAATAAACAGAGCTTGGACAGTAGCCGCAGAATTTATGGCAGAAAAAATGATTGATGATGAGGTGGTTGATTAAGATACCAGTTCTCTGATAAAAAGAAATCTTTCATGTATGGAATGCCGCACCCTTGTCGGTGAGCGTAGGCATCGATGCAAAAGCAATGATGAAGTGCTGGCGGCAAAGGCTTTCAGTTTGGCCCATTAAACAGCGAATTGTTGCAACCTACGCAGTGAAGATGCATAATCGAGGGTGAAGGATTGGATTTTCTCCGAAATCGATGATAACCCTTCGGTACATGACTCAAGGGGACGGCAACGTCCCCTTTTTTATTGGCTAAGAATAGTTTTGAGCAGGATGATACGTTGCTCTTGACGAGTCCACACATCCAGCAAGACATGATCTCTTACAATTTCCACACCTAAATCCCCAAATTTTTTCAAGATTTTTTTCTCACGCCTAGCCCAACGCATTAATGCTGACGAGTAAATGTCAGAGGGCTTCCCCCCTAACGCAGTGTTGATGCGTCCAAAATCGGGAGATTTAAGATACACCCCTGCTTTTGTTGCTAGGTCAAGCAATGCCTCAGCGTTGATGTGCTGATCAATAGTGAGGATGTCCTCCATCAGAAGATAATCCACAAAAAGCTGATCCTTTACTTTTGCCCTTGCAAACTTTGAGTCAGACTGTTCTAAAACGACCTTATGTTTTTCATGCAAAGACTTCGTGCCAATGTCATTGACAGGTAAATCAGAAGGGGACATCTTCATAGTCTCTCCTCGCATTGTTGATGCTTTTGAAACTTTTGTAGTCCACTTCATTTCTTTCAGAGTATAAGCCAGTTTGCCTGTCATACTTCAGTCTGGTCATGCCAACTGAACCAATCCATTTGAATCGGCACTTCCAGACATGGATTTCGCTGATGTCTCCCACCCGATGCACGGTCACCCCAAGATCGGCCTTAGCAAACCATGCCGCAGATCCAGAAATGTTCATGCCTTTCGGCACTGCTGTAAAACCGTCAGTGTTAGTCTGCATTTTCGCGGGGTGCGCCACCATCCATATGTGGATCTGATATGCTTTTGCAAAACTGCAAAGCTTTGTAAGCAATTGATTTATAAACTGATGTTCGTTGTCATCGCTTCCTGCGTCTTGGACTATGTAATTGTACGGATCAATCACAACGCCTTTGATACCTCGCAAACAAGCCTGAGATAGTCTATCTAAGATGTTGTCAATCGTCGTTAGATCTCCACCCTTTTGCTCAAGAAAAAGAAAATGATCATCGACAAACTCTAAGCTCTCCTGAAGCTCTTGCTTGCTCATCTTATTTCTATCATCAAATATAGATTTTCTAGATTTCTTCTCAGCCAATTTACATATGTGTAAATCAGGGGGATTCTCAAAACTTGCCACTGCAAACTTCCATCCTTCCCGTTCAGCAAGATTTACCATTAACTGGTCAATAAATTCGGATTTGCCGCTCCCAGGGACTCCTGTAACTACCGTTAACTGTCCAAGAGCAACGGTGAACAACTCATCCACCGAGACAATTCCTGTTGATGCCCCCTCGTACATGCCGTTGTCGTAAAGATGCTTGACCTTTTCTTCGTAGCTTTCAGCGGTAAACACACCGTCCAGAGGGAGTGGTGATGCCGACTCAATAATTTTTTTAAGTTCTTCAGCACCGCTAACCATAAGAATGTCGTTAGGGTCTTTGCACATCTGCGGATAATCAATCTGATAGCATTTCGCCCTCCCAACTCTTCGGGCAATCTCCTCTTTAAGTGCCTCTCCTGCTTCATCGTGATCAGTTGCCAGAATTATCTGGTCACAATTAGAAAGCACTTTCCGTGCATCCCAGAGATATTCAAATTTCTTGTCATCTTTGGCAGGTTTTTTATCGGATATTTTGCTTGGCGCACCATTTGGTACGCTCACCACATCTATGTCCATCACGGAGGCAATCGAAAGACAGTCAAGCTCCCCTTCTACCAACACAATAGTCTTCGGTAACTCTAACTTTGCCCGAATCTTTTCAATCCCCCACAAAGTTCTAGCCGCCCCATCTTGAATAAAACGCTTATCGTTTACAGGTCGCCATTTTATTGCCTCGTCCTTTCCATAAACAAAACCAACAGCAAGCTCCTCGCCTGCTGGGAGATCACCTTTTTCTCTAAAAAATCTTGTCCCGCTGCACACTTGGTACTTGCTCTTGACTTGTTCATAAGATATTCCCCGTGCAGCGAGGAAGTTAGCTATCATTTGCTCGTCAATATTTTTAGGAACGGAAATTGCCGTAGGCCGTGGTGATGCGCTTCTCAATGGAACTGATGGTGCGTTGAGTTGTTTATAGCTATAGCCGCCTTGCTCGTTGCAATGCCAGCAATTATATACAACTGCGTCTGGTTTAAGCTCAACACTCAGGGTGCGATCTGATTTTTTCTTTCTTGTGGAACTGCAAAGTGGACATAAATATCTGTTGCTGTCTTGCACGGTGGCAAGAAATTCTTTCATTGTTGTTGACATGACTTAGATTTTCTCCTATTTTTAAAATCCCCCAGTAAGGGGCCACACACTAAAAAACAACTAATTTAAAAAAAGTAAAGGGCCATTTATAAATATTCTCTTACTTCTTTTATAAAGTCGTTTGCTAATTTCTTCCTTCTTACACCTCTCTCTTCTATTATTTTTTTTATTTTTTCTATCCAAATTTCATATGGTAAAGCGTTGCTATTGCAAAAATGCTCAAAATCATCTGTAAGAAAAAACTTCTCAGCACCAAATCTAATTACATACTTCCTATGAATTAAATCTTTCACTGATCTTTTTACAATCGCTAAGTGCATTTCAATCAATCTCGTAAACTCTTATCTCTGATCTTGGGTTTTCCTTGTCTAACCCCCAATTAATGATTTTTTGCTTCACTTGACGGTCATTTTTGTAGATTTTGTCCTGCATGGCATCAAGTACCACTGACTCGTCCAGATCTGGCCTCCTAGAAGCGTAAAAAATTGTCATCTCAACACCCACGTTGCCCTCAAAAAGCTCTGAGATCGCCTCACATTGCTCGTCAAAATTTTTTAAATAGTTTCTAGCCTTCTCAGACTTAATAAATGCTGGCTTTTTGCCAAAAAACACAAGTTTACGAGAGTTTGCTTTACTTGCTGGTTCACCGAGTATTGTCATTTTATGTTCTTTCATTTAGTATTGCGTTCTCGTTTGGTATACTTTATATTGTTGTTTATGAAAATCAAGGATTACATTATCGATCTTGAGCAAAAAGGAGTGCTGATATATGACGATGACAGAAGAAAGTACGTTTGTAATCGTGGACAAGGAAATGAGTCCAGAGATCAAGAACCGTGCAACAAAAGAACCTTTAGAGGAAAGAATCAAAGCAACCATGAAGAAAATGAATAACGGTCAGTCGTTTTGGATGGCTGTTCAGAGAAAAGATGTTCGCAGAAAAATAAACGCGATGCGAAGCCATGTAAGGCGGCAAGAAGAGTCAAGCCCCTCTGGCAGTAAATATTCTTTTGTGCAGGCAAATATTTCAAACGAGGATGGTTCCATTACATGTGGGATCGAGATATATAAATATAGCTCAGAGACTGATCAAATTGAAGGTTAATAACAAATTTAATTTGCCGCCCTTTGTGGTTGAAGCGTTAACGTATAGTGACTACACCAAAGGTGACAGCCAAATTAGCGCGACACAGTTAATTGATGCGCCTCGCATTACCCAATACAGAAAAAAGTTTGCAGATCAACTTGAAAGTGATGCTGTGGATTTTGTTTGGCCTCGTTTCGGTACTAGCCTTCACGTTATGATGCAAGAAGCAATAATTGCCTCTGGCTTTGATGCTATAACAGAAGAGCGGATGTTTGTAGACCTTGACGGATGGACACTTAGCGGAGCCGTGGACATGCAGGAAGTGCATGATGACGGAGTAATTGTTAGTGATTATAAGGTGACCAGCGTTTGGAGTGTGATTTATGACAAAACTTCTTGGCACGATCAGCTTAACACGTATGCCTATTTAATTAGGAAAGCGAAAGGTTTACGAGTTAAGAAGCTACAAA